ACCTGAAGTAGTTGCATCAGCTTTTCTAACTTTAAATGTTCCAGTAGAATCCCAAATATTAACTAAATCACCAGCAGATAAATCTTCAGATGTTGTAATACTAGCAGTATCTGCACCAATGCCTGTAGGCATAAAAGAATTGTCTAGCTTACCAGAACCATCTAATGCAGGTAATTTACCACTATCACCAGCACCTGCTGAAGAAGTTTTAGAATTAACAATAGTTGCATCTAATACACCAGAAGCATTAAGAGCTACAATCTTACCTGAATCACCTGCACCAGCAGATGTAGTAGGAGCAGTAACTTCTTTTAAAGTACCTGCATCATTTGTAAAATATTTATTAACTGCCATTTGAAATCCTTAAGAAAGTAAAAGAGGTAAACATATATTTACCAAAATAGATGTAGATGTTAAAGCAACACCTAGTTGTTGTATAAATCCTGATGTAGGAACTGTTTGAGTAATTAAGCCATTTAAACCAAGGTAAACTTGTGTATTAGGTATAAGTCCTGAAAATCCATCTAACTCAGAAGCAGTTACTATTTCTAATAAACTACCTGTAACTACTGCTCCTTTAGATAAGCCAATAACTTTTCCATAAGAAGTAATGTTAGTTTGATCTGCATAAGATTGATCTGCTAATAAAACTCTTAATCCACCAATATCTCTTGTAGCTACTTGAATAAAGGAATTTAAAGCTGATGTACTTGAATTTATAACTATTGTTTCTGTAGATATAACATCAAATACTTGAATCTCTTCAAAGACAAAAGATTGAGTACCTTCATTTACTGTAATAGGAACTACATCAATATACTCAATTGTATAATTATCCATTACACATCAATCCATGTAACATCAGGTAAGATAATTAATGGTTCATTATAATTTTCTTCTTTAGGAAGTAAAGTATGAACTTGTTTATGTGTACCTGGAATTACTAACTGTAAATCATATTTATATTTTTTAGGTACTAAAGCTTTAGAAGATTCTGAATCATAAAAGTAATAAAATACACCATTTAATAATTCATCTAATGGATAATCACCAGCAGTACGTTTAACTGATGTAACTAAAGCTGAAGTAAATGAATCCCTTAAAGAGAATGTCATAGCCCATCCAGTAATATCTTTACCAGTACCCCAGTTAAATCTTAATAGAAACGTATCACCACGTCTAAAATCTTTTAGATCAGTCGCCACTTGTAAATTCTCCTTCAATAACTAAACTACTATGAGCAACATCTTTAGCAGAAGAAATACCTAATTCAATATTCTTGTGTTGCATTGCTGCTAACTCTACCATAGTTTGTCTTAGTCCTGCAAGCATACTATTATCATCTTTAACATCTAATTCAATCTTAGTAACCTCTGGAGGTTTAAGATGTGTAAGAACACTATTAGCTGCATCACTTCTAACTTTAGGACTAACATCTAAATCTGTCATTAAAGCTACTTGTACGTTTAAAGCTTTCTGATATAGATCAGCATTCAATACATGAAAAGGAACAAGAGTTTGTGCAAAAATAAGATTAACTAATTTGGTTTTATTGTATGCAGCAACATAAGCACTAATATCTTTAGCAGATGTACCTTGACCTAAGAACCACTGGTGCTTATCAGGGAATGTTTTTAAATAAGCATCTACATTACTTGAACCAAGTAACTTAAGAGATACATATTTAACTGCATTAATATAAGATTCAATCTTAAACTTACCATCCTTCATTACTGAAGTATAACTAAGTAAATTATCTCTAAAGTTTTCTCTTAACTCAGAGTTACTTATAGCATCATTTACAGCATCAATTAAAGTATCTGATATAGCTCCTCTTACTTGTTTAGGTAATACATCTCTAAATTGTTCTAAAGTTAAATCATTCATAATTCTGAAGTCTTAATAAAATTAGTCCAAAATTTACCTACAGATAAGGCAAATACTCTTATAAATTCAGAATCAACTGTAAGTGAATTACCCCAAGAAGAACCACCATCTAACGAAAATACTAATTCAGAAAGTAAATCTTCATTTTTAAATGATAGACATAAAGTATCTCCATTAACTACTAAAGAATCCCAAGATAAGCTATAAGGATTTATAATAGAAATACTTGGCAAACTTAAAATACTCCAAGCAATACCATTAGAAGATTTTAAAAGATTTACATCATTAAGAATTAAGAAACCATAAGATGTATGTACTATTTTATTCCAATATAATGCATCTGAGTATACTTCAGCCCATGTAGTACAATCTTCAGATTTATACACTTCACCATCACAAATAATAAATGAATTGTTACCAAAACATATGTTAGGATCTTGTGTATCTTTTATAGTAGTAATTGTTGATGTTTCCCAAGAATCACCATCAATAGACTTACCTACTGTTAATTCTGTAGTTCCTGAAATATAGACATAACAATATATACCATTACCATAAGCAATTTTAGCATTAGGAAAGACAGCAATATATGATAATAAACCATCCTTAGTTAAACGGTATAAAATTCTATTAGAACTGGATTTGTGTGCAGACATTACATGTATTTCAGTATAAGAATCTTTTAAAACTAAATCTTCTGAATATGTTAATGGACTTGTAGTTCCTGAGCGAATAACAAAACCTCCTTCACCACCAACATCATCAAAGAAAAACATACTTCCTTCAAATGAATAGGCATCCGTAAAATAAGGTAGTATAGGAGATACTCCTAAAGATAAATTAGAGTCAACTACGTTGTCAGTAGTTCCTCCTGTAGCTACATAAAATAGATCCACTTAAAAACCTATCTTATCTGATGTAGCATTAGTAAAATAAACATTCATAGCTGCAACACTTGAACCAAGTGCTAATATATTATCTACTGTAAGCAAATCTCTTGTAGCAGGTACAGCAAGTACAATTAATGGAGCAGTACCAGATAACAGATTTATCAATGACTGTAGTTTTTTCCACCATGATGGATCTTTTAAACTATTACCTAACTTTAATACATTAATAAATTTCATTTAAATTTCCTATACGGACTACGTCCGTTAAAAGCGATCAGTATAAAGATAATAAAATAAATTAAAATAATCCATTTATCTTTATCAATGTTCATTATTTATCTGCTAACCCATTACCTTCTTTCTCAACTTCTTGAGCCAAGGTAAGTATAAACTGCAAAGCATGTTGAAATAAGGGAGTATTCAATTCCTCATAAGGAACATGATTACCTGTCTTACTCCATTGTAAATGATTGTTACAAACTATAATTGCTTTTGATAAATTCATATTAGATATTTCTTCATAATTATGTACGTTTTCAAGAACACCAATACAACAAGTTAAAGACTCTCTAAGTAAAGGTGTATTTAGTTTTTCATAAGGTATAAATCCTACACCTTTTAGCCAACTAAGATGAGTTTTTAATGTTCTTATTGCTTTGTCTACTGTCATTAAATGAATCTAAGAATGATGTATCTATTTCAAAATCAGGTGAACATACAGGTACATCTTCTTTTAAATTTTTAGATACAGCTTTAATTAAATCTATTAGATCTCCAGCATAATCAAAGTCTAGCGTAATTCTCATTATTTACCCTTCAACTGAAAGTGAACCCCGTCCTTAAAAGATACCCAATCACCACCCCATTCAATATCTACAGCTAATTCTTTAGCAGCTTCCTTCATAGCAGTAGCAATATGAATATAATATTTCCATTCCCAAGATACTCTACCATTAGGCATAGCTACTAAATCAACAGCTCTACCCACAATATGCTTAGACTTCATGGTTTGAGACTTACCAGCAGCAAATAATTCTTTTTGTCTTTCTACTGTTCTCAATCCTTCGGTAACGCCAAAGTCTATAGTAGTTAATTCTATAGCTCTTTTAACAACTTGAACCAAGGAAGAATTAACTCCTTCCAATTTAGATAGTGATTTATTGCTTAATTTGTACATGTTAATTCCTTACTGTTTAATTAACTTTTTTGAGTAGTTAATAACTTTAGAAAACAGATAATCAATATCATCCTCCATATCCATATATGGATCACCAGCATAAGTACATTTACCTTTAAGAGCATTATGATAATTACACATTGCATATATTGCTGCTCTAAAGTCTGTATAGTTATTGATTACTATACTGTTTAATTCTTCATAAGCTTTTTTACAATCTTCTTCTACAGAGTTCATTGTTAATTCCTTACTGTTTAGTATAGACATAGTATAGAACTAAAAAGAAGAGATAGTCCAGTATTTTATTATTTTTTTAGGAAACAAAACTTTTCAAGAAAAATATAAATTGTGTATGAATTCATTACACTACCTCAGTTCAGTCACAGTGAAGAAACCACCCCCCCTATAGATCTTATGATTAGTGTATTTGAATATACACCCCGACCTTAGTCAGTATGGTTATGTATGAAACCTAACAGCATTTAATGTAGTAGATACAATTCATGTGTCTCATCATGTGTCATGAGCATGATGCTAATCTCTATTGGAGAACTCTAATGAACATTACTCAATTAAAAGATCTATCAATCACTGCTGTATCATCAGGTGTTCAAGCTGTTGGTGAATCACTTGTTGCAGTTGGAGGTGTGGTACATATCTTAGCAAACAACGTGCAATCTTATAGTGATGTATCAGATCACAACCGTATGATTGATGCTAAAGACTTAGCTAATAAAGCTAATGGTCTTAAAGTTGCAGATGCTTTATCAAATGCTGTTGTAGCTCAACAGTTATCTGAAATCACTGCTGCTGGTACTGACATTGCTGCTCTTACTGCATTGGCTCAATCAATGGGTAAATCTGCTGCTGTAGTATCAGAAGCTTTCCAATCACTGAAAGCTTAACATTAATGGACTCATACTTCGGTATGAGTCTTTAGTTTTCATGTAAGAGCATTTAATGTAGTAGACAATAATGTCTATCTTTTGCAAAAGGTGAATACAATGACTTACTTAGTTAATCCAGATGGAACTATTGAAGTAGTTTCTTATGATGAAGAACCAAACTCATTAGAATCAGATAATGAGTTTCTCAATACTTGGAATGAGGAGAACTCAGATGACTTATAAAGAAATGATCCAAGATGTCATTAGACAAGGTTTCTCTGAAGATGAAGTTTATGCTATGACTAATGAACAGTTACATGAATGGACTGATAAACCTTCTTATGTAGATATTGAAGGTATTCCATTCTAAACAAAAAGACTCATACCTTTATGGTATGGGTCTTTAGTTTTTAAGTAAAGAACATTTAATGTAATAGACAATTTTGTCTATTCCATGCTCAGGAGAACTACCATGTTTATAGCTTACGTTACTAATCCAGAAGATGAAACAATTCAAATTGCCTTTAACAATCTTGTTAAAGTCTATGATGAAATTGCTTCTGGATTAAATAGAGGTATCTATGATCCAAACTCTATTGTGCTTAATGGTGTTCCATTAACTGTTAAAGAGTTTGATGACTTAGTTACTGTTGAACTTGGAAACCAATCTTCAGTTAAAGCTGAAGAAGGTGTTCGAGTAAGTTAAACAAGAAGACTCATTCCTTAATTGGTTTGAGTCTTTTAAGCTTTAAAGCTACACCAAAATCAACACCAGTAAGATAGTCAGATACAAGATAGGTATAGTCATAATCTATCAGTCGAAGAGTGAATCTTGTGTTTACTTACCTGAAACAGTTCATAAGGTACATGGTAATGTATTTTATGTGTTGAAGGTGAGTGAACCAAGGTGAACTCTGAGACACTATGGAAAGTCTTCGTCACATATAATGGAGTGGTATGGGAACATTGGTTAATGTAACCATATCATATTTTACATACTAAAATCAATAGCTAGTCATATTTATTTTTACTTAATACTAAAATTACACTAAACACTAATCTATTGTTACAACATAACACTCTCATTACAAAATCTTAAAAGCATTTTATGTAATAGA